GAAAATTCTTTATTTGTTAAATCTGATTGTTGTTCTAATCTTACTAAAAACTTTTCTTTTGGTGAATAAGCCAAAGGCACTCTAATAGACTGTACAACGTTGTCATTACTATCTGTTCTATGAATAACGATATTGTTAAATATTGTACCAAAAGCAACAACAACTTTTCTTAATGACTCATGGTAAAAGTGTTTTCCAAACATATTTAAATTCCTTCATCTACTTCACCAAAAGGATTTCTTTCAGTAAAATCTAGTATATCGTCTGATGTACTTGTTGTATCAAAACCAGCATCTGTTTCGTATGTTGTGTTATCAGCATAATCTTTTGATTGAGTTGCAATATTAAAGTCTTCACTTATCATATAGTTTGTTTCACCTGTTGAAGACTCAAGTAATATTGAACCCGTACCATCTTCTAAAGTAACTTGGTATCTTAATTGATCTAGTGAATAGTTATCTTCCGCTTCACCAATTTGAGGTATAGTGCCATCAATTCTTTCTGAACTATATTCAAATTTAGTAGCTCGTAATTTATATACAGGTAAATTACCAATTTGAAAAAATGGTTCCTGATCTTCTACAAACTGTATTTCAAAGAAAGAATTAAATAAAGGTACATAAATTAAATCACCTTCATTTGGTCTTCCTTCTTTAATTAATGTTGCGTTACTATCAACTTGATCTTGCCATCTTCGTTTTGCAATTACAAACGTTGTGTCATCTCTTATTTCTAAACCAAACTTAGAAATTAATTCTTGTTCACCTTGGAAACCTTCAGTTGTTTCAACATACATTTCAACCAGATATGAATCATCAAACTTAGAAAGCACATCTTCTCCAAGTATTAAATCCTGATTAACTAGTGTTCGTGGTAAGTAAAATACATCTTGGCCATATATCTTTAGGCCTTCTATGATTAAATCTTCGTGTAATCTTTTTTCTGAATCACTTCCGATTCCATTGCCACCTTGAAAGTAATGATTAACTGGCATGGCATTATCCTATCATGTATGTTACAGGCGTTTCGTATGTGCCTCTTATTTCTTCTTCTAATTTTCTTATATCTTCTTGTGCTTCTGAAAATAACTGTTGACCGTTTAGTGATACTCCACCAATCATAGTCACACCATTAAATTTTGAAAGATTTGTGCCCCATTGTCTTTTAAATAAGGCTGTGACGTATCTTTTTAAGTATATGTCATTGTAAACATCTGTCATAACTGTAGGGTCTAGTTTTCTAAAACATTCAATTACCAAATACTCACCGACCGTTATATCTGTTTTCCAATCCATATCTACGTATAATCTATTATTGTATTGATTAAATCTAATAGGTTTTTCACCAACTAATATGTGGTCTAAAAAATCTAAATGTTTCATTACCATCTCATAATGAATAATTGAAGTAGACGAAAAATCATATAGATCATTTAATCTCATTTGATATCGTATATCAAACATATTTTGATTGCCTCTATTTGAAAGAGGAAATATTCTTGTAACTGCTAATACAGCTTCTGGCACTACTATAAAATTATTTTGTTCAGTCCATGCAGTAGTTACAGAATTTTTAGTTACACTTGAAGACGTATCTCCATCAGGAGATTTAATTCTATCTACATCTGCTTGAGTGACTTGATATTTTAGATATGTTCTTTCAACACCATCATAGTGATATTGTGCGAAATATTGTAATGCTTCGTCTAATCTATCTTCTAATTGATCATCATCTACGTTGATTTCAATTACAGGTTTCCCTAGTGTTCTTAAAGCATACTGTTTTAATTGTTCTCTACTTGCTGGATTGGCCATAGTATTCCTTTATAATTCTATGGTATATTTATAAGAACAGAAATCGTTATTTTAGCCTTTCTTTTAACCAACTCTCTATATTAATAGTGGGATTATAATCTAATATAGTTTTTGCCTTATCTATATTTGCAAGTGTCGCTCTTGCCTCACCTTTTCTAGGCGGTATGTATGTAGTAGTATGATTATACATTTTTGATAATTCATTAATAGAATAATTTTGCCCTCTACCAATATTAAATACAGTACCAAAATATTTTTTGTCAATTTCTTTGGTTGCAGCTAATATATTTGCCTGAACAGCATCTTCTACATTTGTAAAATCTCTTGTTTGTTCTCCATCACCCACGATTGTAAGTGGTTCATTATTTCTCATTTGTCTTTCAAAGATACCCACAACGGTACTGTATTGACCTTTCATAGGTTGTCTATTACCGTAAATATTAAAATATCTAAACACAATTGTTTCTAATCCAAATAAATCACTATACATCTTACAAAGTTTTTCACCTGTAACTTTTCCTACAGAATAAGGATTTAAACAATCATCAGGTTGATCTTCTACATTCGGTGTAGAATTTAATCCATAACCTGATGATGTAGATGAATAAATAACTCGTTTAACACCCATTTCTCTTGCGGCCTGTAATACAGAAGCCGTACCCATAACATTTGCATATATTGATTTTAATGGATTAATAATAGATGGTTGTATTCTCGCTTCTGCAGCTAAATGAAACACTACATCTACGTCTTCAAAGTGTGGTTTGATTTGATCAAAATTTGTTACGTCTAAATTTAAATTTTTAGCATCATCATTATAATAAAATTGTTCTGCTGATTCTGAACTCTGATTATCTATTACGGTGACTTTATGATTATTATGAATTAACTTATTCACTAAGTTTGATCCTATAAAACCTGCACCACCTGTTACTAATACTTTTTTCATATTATTTTATATATATCTTTAACTACTAAATAACCCATTAGGACAATTATAATTCAATAACTTAAAATCATCTTTATAATAATCAAAAACATATTGTATTATATCCTTAGGATGATTTTTAATCAGTAATCGCAAAAACTCTTTATCACTTAATTTATGAGCATTAGATTTATTTTCAAAATTTAATTTATATCTAGGTAAAAAATACTTACCAGTAAAAGTATTTAAATCATTTTGCAGGCTTTCAAAACGTAAAACATTAACATTATCCTTTTGAATATTAAAAAAACTTGTTTGTTTTAAAATACCAAAAGTATCAAAAAGATTATCAACTGCAAACATTTTATATTTTTCTAAATACGGCATTTTTATGATATTACTATTTGGATTTATATTTTCACAATTAACAATTTTTTTTTTCATTTTAAAAGTAAGGTCTTGAGCATATCCTCTCTCATTTATCTTTTTTATACTATTATATAAAATGGGAAGTATTTCTGATATCTCAAAATTTATCCAATTAATTTTTTTCCAATAGAAATATAAACTTTTTAACTTATTGATTGGATCTCTTACAACAGTAAATTTTGTCGAATTATTATATTCATTCTCATTCAACAAATGTTTATAATCAGACAAAAATATATGCATATAATTATCACATATTAATTTATCTATATTTCTTGTTTTTTTAATAAAATCAATATCCATGTTCTTTTTATCATATCTAATAGATTTATTATCTATGTATGATACATAGTTAGACATTGAAGATCCAGCTGTTTTGGGAATATGAATAAACAATAATTTATATTTCTCAGAATACACAATTATATTTATTTTAGAATTTGTTTTACACAAATATCAATACTTTTATCAACAGATTGGTAATCATATTTTTTAAAAGTATTACTGAACTTATTAACCGATGGTATTCGAACTAAAACATCATGTTTAAAATTTTTTGTTGTTATAAATTTTAATGGATTATCTTTTTCCATAGTTGCTGATATGTAAGAATAAATTTTATGTGCGAGTGTTTTCATTGTAATAGGTTCAACATTACAAATATTAAACACTTGATTTTTTGATTTTTCATTAAAACTGTATTCGGCAATTATTGTTGCAACGTCTTCAATCCAAGTAAAACATCTTATTTGTTCTCCATCACCAAAAATAGGTAATGGGTTTTTATTATCCACGATAAGATTTTTTATGTAATCAGCAAATACATGACTAAATCCCTGTTCATTCATTCCTGTTTCATTAGGTGTAATAATATTAAAAGGTCTCCAAATAGTATAATCTATATTATATTGCTTATGAAACGCTTGACACATTTTTTCACCTATTAATTTACTTATACCATACTCAGTTTTTGGCATTTCACAAGAATCGACCATATCCTCTGTTACAGGAACATTTACATCCTGAATACAAGTTTCATAAACCATACTCGAACTAATATAAACAACGTGTTTTACATTATGTTTAGCACAACTTTGAAATATATTTCCTTGTATCGCAATATCATCTGCAATAATATCTCCACAATAATGGTTGAATCCTCCAACACCATATATTTTTGCAGCTGCTAAAAATACAACGTCAATATCTTTACATAAATCTTCTGTTTTACTTCTATCGGTTAAATCTATTTTGAGTAATGGATATAGTTTGTTAGCTATTTCACTAACTTCTCCATGTCTGTATAAATTATCTACACCTACAACGGTATGACCTTGATTTAATAATTTAGGAATAACTGATTGCATCAATGATCCTTCACTTCCAGTAACTAATATCTTCATAATTTTCCTTTCAATTAATATGATTCCAAATATCTATAATTGGTTTTTTTGTTTTTAAATTTTTAAAATATG